ATCATTGTTAACATTCTTTCCGTCATACTTACTGAAGTCTATAAGCTGTATCTCATTAATAAGCTCATTAAATTCACTCATCTTAATTTGACTAGCCTCTTCGTATGTGATATTCTTTATGATTGAAACAGTATAGATATTCTGCTCTATAATAGTTAACCTCTCATCTATTTCACTTAACTCCTGATATTGTCCTACATTTAAATTAAATAACATAATATTTCCCGTATCCTTTTTTACTAAACTTGTGTGTTAATATATACCTTAACGCATCTATTGCGTGGTTATGATTATCTATTGGAACATTTAAGGCGTTACCATTCCTATCTTCTTTCCACTTATATTTTTCAAACTCCTTGATTATATTAGTGCTACTAGAGTGAATATGTATCTTATAGGTTTTCATTAGATTTATACCAAACATAATACTATCCTTGCCCTTCTTAACTCCGTCAACTGTCCATCCTAATCTTCTCAGCTCCTCTATACTTTTAGGCTCTGAAGAGTCAGCTACAATTAGAGCCCCTCTACTAATATTCTTGGCGTCCATCTTTACTGAGATATCTCTATTAGTTAATCCAGTCTCATATACAACCTCCTTAACATATATCTCTTCATTCTGCATTCTAACCTCAACTAGAGTAGAAGGGTCATTAGTAAATCCAAAGTCCATACCATAGCCAATTAGCTTCTTATCCTCTGTAGTAAATTTAGAGGTGTTCCAATTCTTAAATACTAGACCCTCTATTCTGCCAGTCATTCCCCTAGCGTATACTTTCCATAAGTCAATATCTTTGTGTTTAAGAGCTTCTATCTTCTCTCTAATCTTATCACTTAAAAAAGGGTTGTGTCTATGGTCTGATATGATAAGCTCGGATGTTTCTTGAGGTATTACTTTCTCATGTACCCAAAAGGATGTATCCGGATTATAATCTATATAAACCTTCCTACGAGTTCTAAGAGCTAATTGCTCGTATATATTATAGTTAATACCATTAGCCTCATTAACGAATAAATAGTCTCTCTTTCCTGACTTAGCATCTTGGTCATTATCATAACTATTAAACTCGATTATAGAGCCATTCTTAAATCTGAACACTCTATCTGTTCTGTTGTAGAAAGTTACATTCTCTTTAACTACATCGTTTTGAGATAATATGTCTAGAGCATCTCTAAGAGCTCCTACCTTTAAGTTAGGTATATCTTGACCAGCTACAGTTATAATGCACTCTTCATTCATTGCCTTAGTGAATAACACTTGCAATATAGAGTATGTCTTACCTGACGAAGTACCTCCTTGATTCACTACCACGTCCGCAGTAGATTCTAGATTCTTATAATATAAGTCTCCCGCCTTAATCAACTATATCTCCCTCCTCGCTAGCAAATGGAATACCAGTACTTATTATCTTAACCTCTAGATTCTTGTGGGTGGTCTCTTGCTGAATCTCTTGTCTTTCTACATACCCTCTATTCTTTCCTTTTCTACTTAAATAGAATGTAGTAGCTTGAGTGCTCCCTTCTCCTATTTGTTTATGTAATTGACTCTCAGCAAAATCTAAAGCAATATTCTCTATATCTTCTACAGCAGACTTATACTCCTCATCCTCTTTTAACCAGATGTAATGAGTGACTCTAGATATACCCACTTTCTTGCAAGCTGAAGTAACTATCCCTAGAGTTTTCTCTAATGCGGATAGCATCGCTTTTTTATTTGTCTTTGTCCTATCTTGTTGACTCATTTATTTATATATACTCTAAATATCTGCCTTATGTAAGGTTTCGTTAAATCTTACTCCCGCACTTATCACAAATATCAAAAGAATCATCTCTCTCAATCTCTTGACCCTCAGGCTCTTCGAAAGGAAAACCCTCTAAACCCCAATCCTCTAAATCAAGCTCATTCCAAAATCCACTAGAAAGGTTATCCCAATCCCATCTTCCGTTAGATATATTATCCCTGATAACTATCTCTTTCTCCTCTTCTAATGTTAACCCACTTATTAATTTAGTAGGCACTTTATCTAACCCTATATGAGTAGATGCTCTTAGTCTTTGATTACCAGCTATAACAACTAACTCTCCAGTTCTGTCAGATAGTATAATAGGTCTAGCCTCAAAGTACTCTGGATTCTTTCTTATAGATTCACATAAAGCATTAAACTGCTTCTCATCTATAGTTCTAGGATTATAGTCTAGTAACTTAAGCTCCTTTATCGTTCTGTAAATCATACTTCTTATAAAGTTTTAATACTTGTCTGTATATGCAAGTCCCGCAAGCCATATCAGGGCTATAGTTTAATTCTTGTCTACATAACTCTTTGAATTCATTAAAGAGGCGTCTCGGTAGACGCCCCCCTTGTTGTATGTGAATTCTTATTATTTGTCTTTTCAGCTCTTCACTCATCATAATAGTTGTATTCTTTTTGCGTTCTCTTTGACTATATCAAATTTACTTCTAATATCGTCTCTTAATTGTAAGCCCATTTCTACTTGTCTTTGATGGTCTCCTTTAATCTTCTTAATAGCTAAGTCCCATCTATTATTATAGACTCTAATAGAGTTACTTGAAGTAGCTATAGACTTATAGGGATACACATCACTAACGATAATAGGTCTAGCGAAATGACCCGCTTCAATCATTTTAAGCTCTGACTTACATCTATTGAAGTCATTATCTTGTAGAGGGATAACACATATACCACAATCAGTATAGTCCTTAGCATAATCACTTATGCCAGATAATTGAACTTTTATAGACTTCATTCTCTTAGGTAGCTTATCACTCTTAACAAAGAACTCCTCGTTATCAAAGTAATTACCTAATAACTTCAAGTCCTGAGTGTGAGTGTTGCCTCCAGAATAAAAGAACGTATCAAAGTCAATAGATAATGAATCATAAGCGAATTGATTTTCTTGTGGGTCTATGGCATTCTTAACCACATGAACGTTTTTGTTAAATGGTCTTATCTTATCCGCCAGTCTTTTAGTCGTAGTCCATACAACGTCTGCTAACTTAATATTAGACACAACACACTTAGACATATTAGTCTTCTTGTAGTAGTAAGACATAGGATGCCCTTTAGGTAATTCCCAGTGGTCATCTATATCACAAATAACCTTAACACCTCTAGCCTTTAATTCTACGATACACTCCTCTGGCTTCATCAGCCCTGATATATTTCTATTAAATATAACGTGAGTAATATCTCTATCCTTTTTAATAGCATCCATGAAAGCATCGTCTCTGCTCATTAAGCAAGTAACATCAATACCATAATCTCTACTCATTTTAGCAATAGGAACCATTAATCTGTGATATGCTACTCCGTTTAGATTATCTAATATAATTGCTACTTTTGTCTCTTTTTTATACATAATTGAAAACTCTTTTTTAGCTTTGTCGTAATCTGCCTTTAATGCTTTATAACCTATCCCGCTATCTTTGTGAATCTTAGTCAAATTATCTCCGCTAGCTATTGACCTCAATATCTCAGCATAGTAGTGATTCATCTTACCTAGCGTAGTCTCTATATCTATGTCCTCAGATTCATCCTCGAAATAATAAGGGTCTTTCTTGTTACATTTCTTCAACCATTGATTACGCATAACCATAGCAAAATAACCCTTCATGTTTTCTTTAGGAGGCTTCCTAGAACATATGTCGTAAGCTAAAGAGACTAGCTCCTCAGCCTCTAGGGTATTCCTAGTAAGCTTGAGAGCATAGTCTTTTATACTTTTATCAAAATAAATATCCTCTAATTTCAAAACGGAGACTCGTTATTTGAACTTGCGAAAATATCACCCTTTGCCTCTTCTGACATTGGAGCTGAAGGCTGCCAAGTATCTAACTCAACATAATACTTACCTCCTTTACTTTTCTTGATATCTAAATTAACCCATCCTTTTTTATCATTTGATTTAAGGAATTCTATAGCTTCATCTACCTTAACAGACATACCACCTACAATAAAATCAGGTGCATTGTCATTTCTCTTAAACATGAAACCATTTGCAAATACTTTTTCTTTTTGTTCTGACATAATTTTTACTTTTTAAATTGTTTATTATTTATTATTATTTTCGCTTACTATCATTGATAATAGAACAGCGTAATTAGCTAAATCTAAGATACTATCCTCAATACTCTCATGGTTAGGTTTATTCCCCTTAGAGTTAATTAAAACTCCTAGCCTTGCCACTTTAGTTCCTATTAGGTTTAAGCAGTTAGTTTCTGCATTACCTCCAGATATAGTACCAGCTAGTTTAAAGTTACTGAGTCTATCCGCATTAGCGTAATCGTCTCCTTTACTAAACATGACTTTACTCATTTTTTTAGTCATGCTCTTAAAATGTTTCTCTTGTTGTTTTTTGTTCATTATATTACTTTATTTAATTTAACACTTGTTATATTCCATTGTGGTCTTTCTCCATGAACTACTTTATATCTGTTCATTAATCTAGCCTTCAATGTATCTTCGTCCTCTGTATCTCCGTAGACCTCAGAGGATAATGTTTTCTTTCCTTTTGTTGCGGTTACTTGTATTAATCCTTTCAATATAGTTTATCGTGCTTTTGGTGACACTCTCTACATAATATTCTTATGTTATCTACACTCCAAGCAAGCTCAGACCTTCCAGTCTTTTGAGCCTTATCTACACTTATTGTATGAGAGCAGTCTAATCTAACTCCTCCGCTTCGTGTACATATCTCGCAAAAGTTGTATCCATACTCATCAAACTGAATACTTAAGACTAATCTCTTAGCCTCTCTAGTTCGCGAGTCTATTACTGACTTGCTAACCTTATCTCCGCTTGACATCCTATAGTTTCCCATGCTTTGCTTACACAAATATAGCATAATTAATAAAACTTACATTACATTAACTGCTACAGTTTTCCACATTATAGGTCTTTCATCTTGTTTAGTTTGGCGAACTCTATTCTAGCTTTCTGTATTGTGCTATTAAGTATAGATATTTCGTATTGTAATTTATTTATTGACTCATGCAGTTGATTGTTGTCATGCTGTAAATAGGTCGTATAGTGCAGTAAGTCTTGTAGCTTATCTAAATTAGCTTTTTTTCTAGGGTCTACCTTTACTGAATGTGTGCTAGGGTCTCCTAGTT